CCCATTGCCGCGGAGCGTAGAGTCGATCCGTGACCGCGGCGTTGTAGTTGAAAAGCTCGCGCTGGATTCGCGCTTCAAGGCGCTTGAGCGCATAGCTCGGCGCGACGGTCTCGATTGCGCGCTCGTACCAAGGCCGCGCTTGCAGCACTTTGCGGAAATCAAACGGCGGGACGTCCATGATTAATTGCCGTTAAAGCTGACAAAAGTCACGGTGTCGGTCTCACCGTTCGCATCGTCGATGGCGGCTTGGATCTGCCCGAGCATGATGTTTAAGCGACCAAGATCAGCACGCGACACGCTCTTGCCGTTCAAGGAATACGACTGATTCAACAGCGAAGCGCGAATCGCGGCAATCGTTTCCGTTTTTAACGTCGCCAGCGTTCCGGTATCAATTCCGATGAACGGGTTGTCGGTCGCCATGCTTTAGCGCACGGCGTAAAAATCTTACACCGCGTCGGCTTTGGGCGTGTACCGTAGCACTCCGGCAATCGTCGCGATGCAAAGCATCATCGCCGAAGTATCGAGTCCGTGGTTAGGCGCGTTGCTCTTTACTTCCCGCCACTCCCAGACGCCCGGCCGGATCTCAACCTTATGCTCACCCTTGAGGTGCTCTAGGTAGAGCGGGTTGACGTCCTCCGGCAATTCCCACTTGAGGTCGCCTTTGCCTTCGAGCGCGAGGCTCAAGATGTCTTTAAACCAGTCGCCGCTCCAGTTGTAAAAATAGACGTCGCCGCCGCGGTAGTCCGAAACCTGCGGATCGGAGAAAGGATAGTTGACCATCGCGCCGGAGGTCTCGTCGCGCATCGTCCACGTCTTGCGGGCGAAGCCGCGCATCCCTCGCCAGCCGAAATCCATGCAGTCCTTGTCAACGTCGGATGGCCGGTATCCGCGATCCTGCGCGACGCATCCGTCCGCGACGCGGTAGCGGATCTGCAACTCGCGCAGCTGGTCGCGGGTGTCGATTCGGCCGAACCAGAGTTGCCGGTATCGCGGACCTTGCGCGGTTGAGAACGCTCCGACCTCGGCCCAGAAATGGTCTTGCTGCCGATCAATCGCGAGGAACCGGATGACCTCGTCCGGGATCGTGGAGCCGTCCGCGTAAGTCGCGACCGTGAACCCCGACTTCGGCGCGAACACGCTGACCACCTTTTTCTCGACTATCCACGGCCGCGCCTCGCGCTTCGTGCGGAACTCAATCGTCGGGTTTTCGTCGCCGGCGCGAACAAGCGTGTTGCAAGCGTTGACCCATTCTTCGGCGAGGAGTCGCATCGGCCGCGAGACAATCGCCTCGACGCGGAAAGAGCGGACGTCAGCGGGCGCGGAGGCGTTCGTCGCGACGTATCGGCCGGTACGTTTCCAAGCGTTGCGCGTCGCGTCCGAATCCTCGGACTCGTGCCGGCAAAGCGGACAGCGGAAGCGGACCGTCTCGACGACGCGGGCGACGTCCCACGTCTCGTCATCACGCCGAGCCTTTGCGTCCCAGACGACGCCGCCGGCGATCTCGTTGTTTCCTCCGCGAAGCGCGAACGCGACCGGATGCAGGCGCTTGCACGCCGGACATTCGACCGACCACTCGGCCGCATGACCGGAGCGGAAGCTCGTGTCCTCGACGTTGCCGGTCTCCGCGTCCATGATCGGCGCTTGGCTCACGTTGTAGATCTTCGACCGTCCGACCTCCTCGAACTTCGAGACGCGGGCGATAGCGTGACCATAAACTTCTTGCCAGCGCGGAAGCCAGATCTCGTCATTGACTTTGTAGCGGATCGACTGCGATTGCTGCGTTGAAAGGTTCGCCGCGTTGAGGGTCAGGAAGTACCCGCCGAAATAAATCTCGGTCGTCGTCCGGTGCGGACCCGGCCGCGGCAGCATCGCGGCGACCGGCTTGCACCGCTCGAGCAGCGGGTTGAGGCGTGACTTGGCGTGACGCTCGACCATGTCGTCAGTCTGCATCGTCCACGAGATCGGCCCCGGATCGTTCACAAGGATCCACGGCACCCAGACGTCCGCGACGAGCGTGCCGCCGACCTGCACCGCTTTGCGGAAATGCACGCGGCGCACGAGCGGATCGCGCAGCGCGTCGAAGATCGGCAGGAGCCAAGGCGTCAGCCTCGCGTGAAACGGTCCCGGCGTCGCGTAGGATTCCGGGAGCACGACGTGCTTTCGCGCCCAGTCGTAGATCGGCGAGCGGTCCGGCCGCGGGAGCCGGAACGCGGCGAGCGTTTGCTCGGCTTCGGTCATGCCGGCGAGATCGGCACCGGCTGCATCTTCTTCGGACGCCCGCCGAGCTTGCCGTTGCGCCGGTTTGCCTCCGTCTTGCGCGCTGATCTCACCCGACCGCCGAGGCGACCGAGCGCGACAGCGGCGGGATTTTTTGGTGATTGGTCGAAGTTCATTTGATTTGATTCCAGCAGTGCTCGGCAATCGCCTGCGTCTGCTCGATTATTTTTTTGAGATTTTGGCAGCGTTCCAGATGCTCTCGTTGAGCTTGGCTCCAAGCGTCCGGTCCTTGGGGATAATAATCACGTCCGTTCAGATCGACATTCTCTAGCGCCGTAAGCGCGGAAGCGAGTTCCGTCGCGGCAAACTGATAGCTTTCCGCGAGCGTTTGCGCGCTGCTTCCGTTAACGTGGATTGTTGGCAGTTTCATTATCAAAAAAGTTCAGTTCCGAGACGATCTCTGGTCCGATCGGGAACTCGACGCGACCACGCGCCCACCCAATGCGGCGGGACCGGAACCCAGACGCACCGAACCTCGAAAAAGTAAAAGTCGGTGGGCAGGATGCGAACGCCGAGCGTGGGGTCGATTTCTCGACCCCGCCGCCCGCCTGATTCAGTAGAGGCCGAGGGCGATGCAGGCTTCATCGTCGGTGAGGATGATGTCCGACCCGAGGTCGAGGTAGGCGTGGCGAGCCAGCGCGGAGTTGTAGCAGTAGAGCAAACGCTTGCCGGTCCGGCTGACGAACTCGGTCTCGGTGCCGCCATTGGCCGGAACCCAGACGTTCTGGAACGTCTCGATTGCTTTGCGGATCGCTTGGAGGGAATTGGTGTCGTTGTTCACGTTGATGAGGAGAACCGAAGCGCATCGGTTCGTCAACATCTTTTTTCACTTTTTTCAGCGACCGCCGAGCGCCCGAACCGCAGCAGTTCCGACGCTCGTCTGCGGCTCCCAGTTGATCGTCGTGATTGCTCCGACCTTGACCTTGCGGTCAGCGCGCAGGACGGCGGCGTAAGCCGTTGCGGCGGTCGCGTAGTAGCGGCCCGTGTGCTGATTGAGCCAGCCGGTCGGAAGCTCGCGAATTGTGTTCGAGGTCTTGTGCATTGCGCCTCCGATCAGAGTTTGGTGATGCGGACGAACTTACCGGAGAACTTGCAGCGATAGGCGAGGAAGGTCGCGCCACGGACGCCGGTCCCGATGAACCAGCGCGGTTCCCATCCGCGAGTGTCCATGTCGGCGGCGATGAGCGCGCTGACTTCTTTCGGCGCGAAGGTGAAGGTGCGAGTTCCGATCTTGGCGGTGATGGTGTCGTTGTTGTTCATCGTGCGAGTAAGAGAACCGAAGCGGTTGCGTTGTGCAAGACTTATTTTGAGAAAAAGCAGGCGACAGTTTCTCGCCTGCTTTCGTGCTCGGTCAGCCCGTCGCCAGTTGCACCTCGCCGAGCATCTGGACGCTGAAGGAATTACACACCGATCTACGCTTCCCGCAGACTTCGACCCAGCTTCCCCAGAGCGTTTCGTGCCGCACTTGATCGACGCGGAACTCGACCTCGCAGATGCGTCCGGTCGCCTTGCGGACGTAGCCGGTGTAGTAACCTCCGGCGCGTTTCGCGAGAACCGTTTCGATCATCGTGCCAGAGTAAGTCTGACCGAGCTTGATCTCGTCGAGCTTCACGCCGCACCTCCTTGCACCCAGTAACCGTAGACGCAGCGCGTGCCGTCTCGCGAAGGGTCGAAGGTGTCGTTGATGACTCCGTCGATGACCGCGACGTAGTGCTTGCTGACCGAGCAGATGATCCGGCCCGCCGGAAGCTCCTCGGCCTTGAGGTGAACCTTGCAGCCGGAGCCGATGGTCATCGTCGCGATGAACCGCCAGCCCATCGCGGTCATGTAGTTCTTGAATGCTTTCCTGCTGGTGTAGACGCCCGCGTTCGCCTTCGACCGCTTGGCTCCGCGCTCATTCTCGGAGAGTTGATTGACCTCGTTGTAGACCGTCGCGTAGTCGCGCCCGCTGGCGATTGCGATTGCGCGAACCACGCAGTCACCGGCTTTGCCCTTGAATCCTGCGGCCTCGCGACCGCCGTCGTTGTATTGGTAGGTTGTCATCGTTGTTTTGGTTTTTGTTGCTGACGTGAGGAGAGAAACCGAACCGCTTACGTTCTGCAAGATCTTTTTTCGAAAAAAAGCGCCCCGTTTCCGAGGCGCTCGCGAGGATCAGCGGCGCGTCAGTAGCCTTGCGCCATCGCCCACTTCTCGATTTGGTCGCGGACGTTCGCGGGAACTTGGAAGTCGTCGCCGAATTGGTCGGTCAGGCATCCGGTTCCGAGCAGGCATTCAAGGGACGCGCTGCCGCGCTTGTTGGAGATGAAGCATTGTGTCGTCTCGCCGTCGTTCTCAAACTCAACGGTGTAGCCGCTGATCGTCGTCGTCTTGGTGGTGTAGTTGCTCATGTTGGTCGTTGTTTTTTTGTTTTGGTTGTTGCTGACGTCGCCTACCAAAACCCAACCGCTCCGGTTCCGCAAGAAAAATCTTTCGATCAAACGCACTTTTTTTCGGACAGTCCGAAAGCGACCAGCTGCTCGCGGAGATCCCTCGGCGATGCGACGTCGCACAAGTCACGGCACGCGATCTCGTAGAGATCCGCGAACGTCGCGAACTCGGAGCCGTCGCTGCGCTTTCGGATCGAGCCTTTCGGAAATAGCCGCGCCCGCTCGAGGAACTTCGCCTTCGGAATCCAGCCGCAGATCGTAAGCTCGTTGCGCGTCTTGTGCAGACTGCAAAACAGCAGCGCATCGACCGCGAATGAAAGTTGCGCGGCCAAGAAGTTGTTCACGAAGTCAGGCCGCACGTCGGTCGTCCGGCCCATCGCCTTGATATCAAGCGAGACTCCCGCGAACCGGCAATCCACTCCGTCGTCGCAGCCGTTGCCGCCATCGTTGAGCGGAAGCCCGAGCAAGCGCAGCACCGCGTTCTCGGCGATGACGCCGGTCAACTGTTGCTCCGGCGTTCCGTTCCCGTGTGACCGCTGCCCGAAGTTGTGCGAAGCGACCTGCCTGCGGGCGTGCTCGATGACGTCGCGAGCAACGCAGATCTTGAACATATCAGTCGCCGTCCTCGCGCTGGTCGTTCAGCGCCTCGCGCTGGAAGTTCGCGATGTTGCCGGCGATCACCTCGCGGATCTCCTCGAGCAGCTGCCCGCCTTCGACGTTCGCCTCCGCTGCTGACTTGCCGGCGACCCGCGGACCGAGTTCGACCTCGAGCTTGAGCCGCAACAGCAGGTCGAGCTTTTGACCTAGGAGCGCCAACATCGACTCGACGACTTCGCGGTCGATGACTTCGCCGGATTCCCGCCGGTTCTTCGTTCGCGCAAGTTCGATCTGCTCGCGCATCAACTCGGCTTTCAGTTCCGCGAGGGTCTTCGTCGCGACGTCGCGGCCGATCAACTTTTCCGCGCAGAACGCCCGCCATGCCTCGACGTTTTCTCGCCGTCCGTCCGGCTTCGGCGCTTCGTCCGGGAACCGCTTGCGCGCATCGTAAAGCGCCTGCCGCGAGAGCCCGAGTTCGTCGGCAAGTTGCTTGATCCCGCCGACCCACGCGCCGCCGGTCTTGTCGGCCTCGAACTCGGAGAGCGCCTTTCGCTCGGAAGCCGTCAGCGTCTTGCCGGCCTTGAGCTTCTTCGTGATGTTGGCGACGTTCGCCTTTGCCAGAAGCTCGGCCGGGTTCGGTGCGTCGTCGCTCACAACTTGCGCGGTTCCTTGCCGGTCGCGTCAGCCCAGCGTTGGATTGCAACGGCGACGTAGGCGGGAGAAATCTCGATGGCGCGGCACTTACGACCGAGCTGTTCACACGCAATCATTGTTGTGCCAGTTCCGCAAAATGGCTCCGCAACTGTTTTTGCTTTTTGAAATAATTCTCCGACTGCCCATCGCGGCAATTCAATCGGAAAAACCGCTCGATGGATTGCTGCGAATTCATTTTTTCCATGCGGATTTATTCTAACAATATTAGAAATCGTTCCGTGAAAATTTCCAAAAGGAATTGCACGTGAACCGTTGCCGCCAAAAACGAAAATAAACTCAAATGCATTCGATAAAACATTTGCCGCCATTTGAGGAGCTCCGTGACCTTTATCCCAAATAATCACATCACAAAGATCATCGGAGCGGTCGACGATCCATTTCATCAATTCCCGCTTATTGTCAGCAAGTAACTGAATATTACAAGCGACAACATCACAATGCGGGCGAAACGCATCGAACCACCCGGCCATCAGCGCCGGCCATTGATCTGGAGCGTCTTCGTGCAAGTCATAAAAAGATTCCCGCTTTGATTTTCCTTTTTCGTGATGATCTCGCAACTGGGCAACATTCCCGGCTCCGTATGGCGGCGATGTAAATAATGTATCGCAGCGCTC